GCAGATAACAATTATTTCTATAAAGTAAATAAAGACCAATATACAGAATACGATGGTTTCAATAATGACTATATTGTAATATGAGAAAAAGAAACGAAAAAGGACAATTTAGCAAAACAAAAGTATCAGAGTTTGGCTTTGTAAATTTAAGTACATACACATCACCAGAGGTTAAAGAAGTTAATGGTGCTGATTGGATTGAGTACGGTGCCGATAACAACTATTTTCAATTCCTTATCGATAGGTATAATGGTTCACCTACAAACAATGCTGCTATAAATGGTATTTCACAAGCTATTTATGGAAAAGGTTTAAACGCAACTGACAGCAACAAAAAACCAAATGAGTATGCACAGATGGTTTCTTTGTTTAGAAAAGATGTTGTACGTAGGGCTTGTTATGATTTAAAGTTAATGGGCCAATGTGCAATACAAGTTATCTATTCTAAAGATAGAAGCAAGATTGTTCAACTAGAACATATGCCTATTGAAACATTAAGAGCAGAAAAATGTGATGCAGATGGAAATGTACCAGCATACTACTATTGTAATGATTGGGTAAACATTAAAAAAAGTGATAAACCTTTAAGAATACCAGCTTTTGGTATGTCTAAAGAAAGCATAGAGATATACTACATCAAACCCTATAAGAGTGGATTTTATTATTACTCACCAGTAGATTATCAAGGTGGTTTACAATACGCAGAACTTGAAGAAGAAGTATCTAACTATCATTTGAACAACATAATGAATGGTTTAAGCCCATCAATGTTGATTAATTTTAATAATGGAACTCCTAACCAACAAGAAAGACAATTAATAGAAACGAAAATAGCATCTAAATTTTCGGGAACCAGCAATGCTGGCAAGTTCATACTCGCTTTTAATGACAATAAAGAAAGTCAAGCAGAAATAACACCAGTACAATTAAGTGATGCACACAATCAGTACCAATTCTTATCACAAGAAAGCACTCAAAAAATAATGGTTGCACATCGTATTGTATCACCTATGTTATTAGGTATAAAAGATGGTAGTGGTTTAGGAAACAACGCAGAAGAAATAAAGACTGCATCTTTGTTAATGGATAACACCGTTATAAGACCGTTTCAAGAACTTTTAATTGATAGCTTTGATAATATATTAGCTTACAATGATATTAGCTTAAACCTATACTTTACAACGTTACAGCCACTAGAATTTACAGAGGTAGATAGTGATATACAAGATAGAGAAACTATTGAAGAAGAAACTGGTGTTGAGATGTCAAAAGATGAACCAGATTTTTTATCTGATGAGTTAGGTGCAGAAATACTTGAAAACCTAGAAGGTGAAACTGTAAGTGATGAATGGGAACTTGTAGATGAGTTAGAAGCTGATGAAGATATTAGTGATGAAGATTGGGCAACTATTTGTATAAACGAAAAGAAGTCTTTGTTTAGAAAATTTGCAGATGAGATAACCGCAAAGCCAGACGGGTTCAGTTATTTGGATAGCAAAAATTATAAGATTAGATATAAGTATGCAGTTGGTTCTTCAAAGGCATTGAAAGACAATAATAAGTCTAGACCATTTTGTGAGAATATGATGGGTTTATCTAGGTCTGGTGTTGTTTATAGGCTAGAAGGTATTGATGCAGCTTCAAGAGATGGTGTAAATAGCAATCTAGGGCACAAAGGGAGACCGTATGACTTGTTTAAATTTAAAGGTGGTATATACTGCCGTCATAAATGGGTTAAGGTCTTATATAGGCTTAAAAAGAGTACACAACCATCTGAAGATTTAATTGACTATAAGAAAACAAGAACAATACCAAAAACTTATAACAAATCACCTAGAGGCACAAAGCAATCAGAGATAGCACCAGTTAATATGCCAAATCAAGGAGCATACCCAAACTAGAAAAATATGGCAACAGTATTATTTATAAATAGAACAGATTTAGTTAGAAACTCTATCATTGATGGAAATGTAGATACTGATAAATTCATACAGTTTATTAAGATTGCACAACAGATAGACATACAACAAATTATAGGTACAAATATGTATACTGGTTTAACTGATGCTATTGTTGCTGGAATTGATTTACCAGCCAATGCAAGGTGGAAAACTATCCTTGACGATTTTATTGTTGAAATGCTTATATGGTATGCACAAGCAAACTACATACCTTTTGCTGCTTACCAAATTAAAAACGGTGGTGTATATAAGCACACATCTGAAAATGCACAAACTGTAGATAAGAATGAGGTTGATTTTTTAGTAGAAAAAGCAAGAACCAATGCAGAATGGTATTCAAGACGTTTTATAGACTTTATGAGTTTTAACCAAGCTACATATCCAGAGTACACAAATAACGTCAATGATGATATTTATCCAAGTTATGAGGCTACGTTTAATGGATGGGTTTTGAGTTTATCATCTTTGTTTCTAATATTAGTTTAATTTAAAAAAAAAGCGTTATGCAAAATGAAATTTGGAAAGTAATAAATAATTATAATGGATATTATGAGGTAAGTAACTTTGGTAGGGTAAGAAGTATTACACGAAAAATAGAAAGAACAGACCCTAATGACATTGACAAAAAAAGATTGTTTACATATAAAGGAAAATTAATTCCTTTTTGGATTACTAAAAAAGGGTATTGTAGATGTACACTAAATATAAATGGAAATAAAAAAAATCATTTAGTACACCAATTAGTAGCAAAAGCATTTTTATCAAACGAAAATAATAAACCACAAGTAAACCATATGAATTGTATAAAAACAGATAATACAGTTGAAAATTTAGAGTGGGTAACTAATACTGAAAATCATTTACACGCAAAGGCAAACGGCTTATTATATTACCAAAAGTTATGAGTTACAAACCAAAGGCAAAGAACATTGAGAAGCTTAAAATCTTTTTAAAGAAAAAAAACAAGAAGTAATGGCAAACGAAATATATTTTAAAAGTTGGTGGGGTAGAGGTGTTTGTGATAACTCTGTAAATTGGGGTTTAGTCTACAAAGAATATGCTGGGTGTAGTGCAGTACCAGCATTACTTTTAACCTTACAAGCAAGGGCAACATACTATGAGAATGTAACTTGTACAACTGCAACTTTAGATGAATTAGAAAATATACAATAATGAGCAACCTTTTAGATAAAGCATCAATTATATTAACACCAACTGCGTATAACAATGGTGAAGCACTTTGTGTGAAGCCAAGTGATGGAAGTGGTGATTTTGATTTTAGCAGAAACTCGGCAGCTACAAGAGTAAACGCTCAAGGTCTTGTTGAAAACGTACAGATACTATCGAGTAATTTAGTGCAGAACGGAGACTTTAGTGAGGAGGGTAGCGAGGAAGTTTCTAACGGCAGTTTTTCTCAAGAGGGTAGCGAATTAATTACCAACGGAAATTTCGATACAGATAGTGATTGGGGTTTAGGAGCAAATTGGAATATTTCAAATGGCAAAGCAAATGCAGTATCTGCTTTAAGTCTTGAAAGATTACAGCAATTTAATTTAGGACAATCTATAAATAGACCATATAAGGTTACTTTTAGTGTATCTAATTTAACACAAGGCTCTTTTAAGGTGTGGTTTGGTAGTGTTCAAAGTCAAACCATAACAAGCGATGGAGATTATACTATATATTTAACACCTACAACCACAGAACAAATTTTTATATATACAATAGGTACAACCACTGGCTCAATAGACAACGTTTCAGTACGTGAGGTCGGTCAAGATTGGGAAATTGAAGATACTTGGACTATTGGTGATGGTGTTGCAAATGGTAATGGAGCGACTGGCTCAACTTCAGAATTAAAACAATACAACGTTAATACTATTGGAAAAACATATAAAGCAACTTTTGAAGTGTTAAATTATGTTAGTGGTACGGTTGGTTTTTGGCAAGGCAGCGGAGTATCGGTTATTAATAGAAGTGCAGACGGAATTTATACAGAATACTTTACTGCGACAAGTGCAGAAATTAGATTTAGACCAAACAGTTTCAACGGCTCTATTACAAACATCTCGGTTAAAGAGGTGGGGCAAAATTGGGATTTGCAAACGGGATGGGAAATTGCAAATAATAAACTTAATTGTCTTGGTGCTTCAAGTCAAATAGAAGCATCTACTTTATTAAATTTTGATATAACAAAAAAATATAAGTTAGTGTTTACTATCTCTGGAGTAGATAGTGGTACAAGGTCTTTTAGGGTTTATACTCAAGGCAGCAATGGAGGTGTTATATTTTCTTACACTGCTCACACTAACGGAACTTATGAATATTATTACGACCCATCTATTAATGGTACAAAATTAGCATTTCAAACAGCTTTTAATCAATCAACATTTTCAATAGATGATGTATCAGTTATAGAAATTACAGACGATACAAACCTCCCCCGTATAAACTACGAGGGCTTTAGTTATCAAGATGCTTTAGGGAGTGAGGAAGTTGTAAATGGTACGTTTGATAGCGACACGGCTTGGTCTAAAGGTGCGGGTTGGAGTATTGCTAATGGTGAAGCAACACATACGGGGGGTGCATCTTATTTATCACAATCAATTTTAAATGCAGATACACAATACAAAGTTAATATAAGTGTAACAGCAGTTAGTGGAGGTGGATTTGTTCAAATATATATGGGTAATAGTCCCGCTTCTGTTTTAATTTCAACTATAGGAGATTATACATATTATTTTACAAGTCAATCAATACAAACTTTAGGTTTTGCTTTAAGAAGTTTAGGAGATGTTACAATAGACAACGTATCTGTAAAAGAATATCTAGGGCAAGAAGTAGTGCCAGATAGTGGGTGCGGAAGTTGGTTGTTTGAACCGCAGAGTACGAACTTAATAACACAATCTGAATTATTTAGTGATGCAAGTTGGGTTAAAATTAATTCAAGTGTTGTAAGTGGATTTGCTTCGCCAAGTGGAAATATAAATGCTTATAAATTAATAGGAAGCGTAAGCAATACTGACCACAGAACAAGAACTGCTCCGATTGCAACGGCAGCAGTAGGCACAGCGGTTACATTTTCAATATATATAAAACCACAAGAAATAACAAAAATTGCTTTAGTTGATAATTGGACAAATTTATCTTATGGTGTTGTTAATTTAACAACCAATAGTGTGATTGAAGAGGCTCAAGGAACTACAAGTGTAACAGAGATTTTAAATGGTTTTAGGAGGGTTTCATTTACATATCAAACTGCAAACATAAATACTTTACCAGCCGTTTATTTATTAGATGACGCCTATACAAGTGGAAACCCTACATCATACACATTTGCAAGTGATGGAACAAGTGGTGTTTACATCTGGGGCGCACAATTAGAACAACAAACCTACGCAACTTCTTACATTCCCACATCTGGCTCAACAGTTACACGTAACCAAGACGTATGCATCAATGGCGGTAGTTTAGCTACAATAAATAGCACAGAGGGAACACTATATGCACAGATAGCGGGTTTAAATTTATTTCACGGATATATTTCTATTTCAGATGGAACTTCTG